TCTTCTCAACTTCATATATACGTCTATGAATATTTAATAAATTACTCGTATTTACGGGTGTTTTTCTCCATTTATCACCGAAAATAGTAGAATATTGTAATTCACGTCTTTGGTATTTAAGATCATCGAGAAGTAGTTTATAAAGTACGAGTGAATATGAATCATATTCACTACGCTCGTAATCATTTAAACATATTTGTTCGCGTGCGAGTGTATTCATACTTTCACGGAGTAGGTTCGCCCCACTTTTCTCTCCATCGGTTAACCAGAGTTTCGAGTCTCTCTTTTGAGAATCGTGGATTTCCGGAGGCTCGTTGAGGGGCTCCCGGACACACGAGATCACGTGATTCGTACGCGTTAAGTTTTTCCCATATAAGTCTTTGCATGTCACCCGGGAGTTCGTTTGTCGCTTGACAAAACGAGAGTTTATAGTCGTACGTGTGTAAGGCAATGTAGTCGTCCATTTCATTTTTTTATACATTTCATTAGAAGTATGTAAACTTAGGTTTCTTAGGAACCTCTAAAATGATTATTTCATTCGCTTCATTTTTAGATATGATATAGTCATTTTCATACATTTTTATAGATGGAGGTTCGGGTTTTGGTCGAGGTGATAATAAATTACACACACTCGAATAAAACGAAAACATTACTGTTGTTATTTATATTTATTTTTTTATATACTAAATACAAGATGGTTTCACTCCAGGACTTACCTAAAAAGGTTCAGTATATAATTATAGATTCGAAATATGTAAATGGTTCTAATAACACGTTCAGTATTGATCTTACACTCGAATCAAATTTACATCTAGAAGATATGACGCAAGTGTGCGGTCTAAAACCAGTAGATTTTTACGTGACACAAATTGGACAGGAAACCCCAAATTCTGATACTCACGTGAGTAGTGTCGCAAAGTACATTGATATAACGTGTGAAGATGTACCTAAACGTGCTCAAATACTTGATGAGCGTCATGGACAAATTTTAGCACGTGTACCACTCGAAAGACATTTTAATCATGGTGCACATACTGTAGTTAGAGATAAGCAGTGGAAAGCATTCCCAAGACAAACAAACCTATTTAATCCCATATCTATGCAAAAACTTCATTTTAAGTTATATGAATATCAAGAAGATACAGATTACGTTACATTACAACCGGATGCAGAATGGTATATGGTTCTCGAAGTTACAACTATAGACGTTAAGGAAAAACCTGTAAATAGAGAGGTTCAAATTCTTGAAGCTTTACATAAACTTATCGGGAAGATAGATGATCTTAACATAAACGTTAAAAAACTTCCAGATAAGGAGGATATCGAAAAAATGGAAATAGAAAAAAAGAAAAAGTACCCATTACGTTACTTAATACTGTTCATAACTATGGTAATAGGTGGATTTATATTTGTAAAAAATAAATTTACTCCTTCGATTCCACAACCTTCTTTTTAACGACACGTTTAACAACTTTCTTCTTTGGTGTTTCTGGTGCTGGTGCTGGTGCTGGTGCTGGAGCTGGTGGCGCTGGAGCTGGTGGCGCTGGAGCTGGTGGCGCTGGAGCTGGTGGCGCTGGTGGCGCTGGTGGCGCTGGAGCCTTTACTGGGGCGGGGGTTGGAGCTGGTGGTTCGATTACATCAACTATTTGTCTAAGGATACCGTAGACGGTTTCTTTGTGAATTTTTGGTCGCTCGAGTGCGTTATCAATTTGTTTTCGGATAGAGTCCATCGTGTAATATATATAAAAGAAAGATTATCTTTATACTAAATGTTATTCATTGGCCCAACTCCCCTGAGCGGTATAGGTCAACACTGCAAAAAATATATGAACCTTTTCCCACGAAGTAAATATATAGAAATTCAAAACGAAATACCAGAATGTGAAAGAGCGTTTATATTTGCTTTACCTGTACCATACTGGTTAGATAAAATACCAGAAATAAAAAGAAAAATTAAACACGTGACGTGTATGACAGTATGTGAAACAGAAACAGTACACGAAGATTATGGTAAACTTTTTGACTTATTCGATAGAATTGCTGTACCGAGCGAATTCTGTAGAAAAGTTTTTAAGAAACAGTTTCCTGATAAAGATTTTTTCATTATACACGCACATATACCCGATAAGAGACCGTATACGTTTTACCATATAGGTAATGTTCATGACCCACGTAAAAATTTTAATAAAATCATAGAAACATTCGTACGTATGAATAAACCAGATTCACGTTTATTGGTAAAAGCAACGTGTAATCAACCCGTCGAAGCACGAATACCTAATGTTACCTTTATAAACGGGCTCATATCAGACGAAGAAATGGAAAATATACATGGAATGGGAGACTGTTATGTAAGTTTTTCGAGTTCAGAAGGTGTTGGTATGGGTGCAGTCGAAGCAGCTTTACGAAACAAACCTGTTATTATAACTGATTATGGTGGCGCACCTGAATATGTCAAAACACCATACTTAATTGAGTGTGGTCTTCAGTATTTGGTAAAAGATGATTTTCTATTTAAGGCTGGTATGGAATGGGGGAAACCAAATGAAAAACAATTACGCGAATTTATGGAAGATGCATATACCAAGAAAGTAAGGTATATGGAACATCCGAGGACTCACATGTTGACGTGTAAAGAAAATGTATTACAAGAATTCATCACCAATGTAATTAGTAAGGAAAGTGATAACACCGGTAAGGATGGCACCGGACATGAGTGAACCTCTCTGGGCAATGAGCATGGCAACGATATCATCGATAAATTTAATATTGGTTGGTTTCTTAAGAAGTTCTGGTACGATTTTTGAAATTGCAAGATAAAGTGCCATGGCTATTATGACAGGTCTGAGTGTTTCTTGATCTAACATTTTTTTATAATAAGGAAATATTTATTTTTGGCCTCGTTCCTAACACTTGATCGTCTATTCTATGTTTTTTGCAGTAATCCCCACAAACAGCTTTGAATGTACATTTTTTTCCTGATAATGTAAATGCTTTACATATATTACGGGATTCAGAAACGTCCTGTTTAGGTACAGAATCTAAAACCTGTATCGGTCTTGTTTTTTTACATTCAAGTTTCTTTTTCCTCATTTTATCGAGAATTATCGCCATTTCCTCTGGTGTTTTTTTACTTGTTTTTAAAGTTTTAGATACACGTAAACAATCATCGTAACTTTGAATATTCGATTGATGTTTTTTAGTGAGTACATTTTTAGTATCATTAAAATTCGTTTGAATCACGGTCGGTAGAAAGTATTGCGACATCTTAATTTATACTAAAAATAAAATAACTTAGGTTAGTAAAAGATGTGGTTCTTTATAAGACTTAAAAGAACATATAGCTTCACTTTAGGTGAGTAATATAAAAGATAAAACCTTTTACTTTTAAATGAATCTTAAGTGGACAAAAGAGTGTTATTTGTGTGAATGCCCTTTAGAGCCGTGTGTACATACAAAAACGACAGAAGAACGTATACTTGTTCGAGAATATAGAAAAATGCGACCTATTTTTACATATAACAATATTGAATATCTGAAATTTTTTGGTACAAATATAAAACGTGTCTGTTATGCATGTTATATAACGTCTTATAAAAATATTAACCCTGTATCACTTAGACACCGCGAGTGTGGTCGTATAAAAACCATATATTCGAGACCCAAGTCAAAAACAAAAGATGAATTAGTATACTGGTTCGAAGGACTAAAAATATACTTAAATAAACGACTTTATATAACATAAATGGGTGAAAGTATTCAAAAACTCACACACGTGGAGCATATTTTAAAGCGTCCAGATTCATACGTTGGACCCGTTTCACGTGTAGCTGAACCTTATTGGATTTATGAAAATGATTCATTTGAAAAGAAAATGGTAGTGTATTCACCGGCACTTTTAAAAATATTCGATGAAATTTTAGTAAACGCGATCGACCGAAACTCTATGTACCCAAAAAATGTAACGTCACTCAATGTTTCTATTGATAAAACGACTGGCCAAATAACCATTGAAAATAATGGACCTTTGGGTGGTATCGCGGTTAAAATGCATGAAAAGGAAGGTTTATGGAATCCCGAGTTGACATTTGGACATTTACTTACGAGTACAAACTATGATGATACACAAAAACGTCTCGTGGGTGGACGTAATGGATATGGTGCAAAGCTTACGAATGTATATTCATCGATGTTTTCTATAAAAATTAAAGATGGTGAAAACAAGTGTATATATACACAAGAATGGTCAGATAATATGAGAACGTGTGGTACACCCAAAATAAAAAAGTATTCGAATGCTACGTCGAGCGTTTCTATTACTTTCGTCCCCGATTGGAAACGGTTTGGTATGTCAAAAATGGATGATTCTATATACAAAATATTTGAAAAGCGGGTATATGATGCGAATATTTGTACGTCACAAAATTGTAAAGTGAAATTTCAAGGTGACGCATTACCTAAAGCAACATTCAATACGTACGCAAAAATGTACACGAAATCAGATGAAATATGTACATTTACGAGTGATAGATGGTCAGTGTGTATCGCACCTTCAGATGATGGTTTTGAACACGTATCATTTGTGAATGGTATATGTACCACAAAAGGTGGTTCACACGTTGACCACGTTTCCGGAATACTCGCAAACGGTATTATCGAAGATATGGCAAAGAAGATAAAACTTCGACCCCAACAGGTTAAGAACGCATTTTTTGTTTTTGTAAAAGCAACACTTGTCAATCCGAGTTTTAGTAGTCAGGTTAAATCGGAGTGTACACTCAAGCCACAAGATTTCGGGAGTAAATTTGAACC